AGATTAGCGAGTGTCTCGTGGGCTCGGAGATGTGTATAAGAGACAGATATTACATTTAAACGTAACTGTCAATATGTAAAACACGTATTAGTGTGAATATTATGCAAAGGTGGTGTTAATTATTAGTGAACGTAAAAGACCGCTGACTGAGTACGGCGTGGAAGTCAAGGTACGTCTTGTTAAACTCAACAAGACACAGAAGTGGCTCATTGAGGAAGTCAAGAAGCTTCTTCCTGAAACTTATCTCGACACATCAAACCTGTATAAGATAATGACGGGTGAGATAAAGTCAAACAAGATTGAAGCGGCTATCAATGAAGTCCTTGACATTAATTATACTCAGAACGCTGAAAATGTCAACAGCTAACAGTCCGATTGAACGGACAGAAAAGGGCATCTGCTGTGCCAGTGCGTGGATGAGTAGTGTGCGAAAAGGCGGTGACGGTAATGAACATTAACGCAAAGAAAGCTCAGGACAAGCTGCCGCAGGAGCTGTCTGCCGCTAAGCTTGGCAAGTATGCGCAGGCGGTTGCAAAGCCTACTCTTGAGGTCCTCAAAACTTTCTGTGAGCAGAACGAGGAGTTCGCTCAGGCGGTCCTGCAGACGGACAGAACTTTCGCTGAGTGTGCGGAAAACGCTGTTAAGGGTGTAAGGGAAAGTATTTCGGATATCGAGGTCTACCGCAGAGCTGTAAGCTTTTATTTCAAGGGTGCGGACGTTCATTTCAATATGACGATCGACCTGGGTGACGGCTCAGACAGCAATGAAACGGCAAAACCGTCTGTCAGCCTATCCCTTGACGGCTTGCTTGTCAGACAGCCCCACGGTTTGAAAGAGATAGAGGACGAGGGCAGGATACTTTCCCATTGTGTGGGCGGATATGCAGAACGCCATGCTATGGGGAAACTCAGCATAATGTTTCTGAGAAAAGTTTCTGAGCCTGACAAGCCTTACTATACTGTTGAAGTGAACCAATACGGCGGTATCGTGCAGTGCAGAGGATATAGGAACAACGTGGTACAAAACGGCGGCGAGGACAAACCGCAGGAGATAAAGGACTTTGAACAGAAGTATCAGCGGTATCTTGACAGGGTGTTCGCTGAGAAACGAAAGGAGCGTAAAACAGCATGAACGAACTATCGGCAGAATATATCAAGGCGGCTGAGCTTGACCGCAGGATAAAGACCTCAGCTCAGCTTGCACAGCAGAGCCTTTACGATATGTGTATGGGCTTTAAGGAAATGAGGGACAGCAGGCTTTACAAGGAGCTTGGGTATTCGGAATTTAATGATTACTGTAAATCTGAAACAGGCTTTTCGGACAGACAAGTATATAACTACATTTCGATTGTCGAGAAGTTGCCGAAAGAATTAGTGAACTCGAGTTCACTAATCGGAGTAAAGAAACTAACACTTCTCACCAAGCTTTCTGAGGACGAACGTTCTGAACTTACCGAGAACACCGACCTTGAAAATACATCAGTAAGAGAGCTTGAAGAAAAGGTCAAACAGCTTAAGATCAAGGCTGACAAGGCAGATATGCTCAGTGGCAGGCTTGAGGATATGAACAACATCTGCGATACGATCTCGAAACAGAGAGATAAGGCAGACAGGCGAATACGTCAGCTTGAAGCCGAGATAAAGGACCTTGAGAGCCGTCCTATCGAGGTGGCTGTGGAAACGGACAGCAAAGAGGTGGCAAACCTTAAAGACGCTATGCGGCGTGTTGATCTTGACTGGTCGGAGAAGTATTCAAAGCTTGAAGAAGACAGCCTGAAAGACCACAGAGAACTTTTGCAGAAAGCTGAGCAGGCTGAAAAGGATAAGCAGGACAAGCTTTCACAGCTTCGTGAAGAGCTTGACAGAACTAAGGCGGAGTATGAGAAAAAGCTTGCGGGGAAGGCGGATATCACGCCAACGCAGGACGATAAAGCCATATTCAAGGCTTATCTTTCCACCGCTGTTGACAGCGTAACAAGGCTCGTGGGCTTTGTGAACGAGCATAATGACAGCGACAATTACGGACTTTTCACACAGAAAGCAAGACAGCTTGCGGATATAATCAATTCAAAACTGGAGGTATAAAAATGAAACTTTATGAGCTTACAAACGATTTTCAGAGGCTTTTTGACAGCCTTGAGGATATGACGGAAAATGCCGAGCTTACGGCAGAGGAAAAGGCTGAGGCTGAAAAGGTGTGGTTTGATACCCTTGAATGCGTTGAGGCTGAGTTTACGGACAAGGCGGAGAACGTTGCGGCTTATGTTAAGGTGCTGAGCAGCGAGGCAAAAATGCTTGAAGCAGAGGAGAAAGCCCTCAAAGCAAGACGTGAGCAGAAGGTCAAGCAGGCAGAGAGCCTTAAAGCTTATCTTATGAACAGTATGCAGAGGGTCAGCCTTAACAAAATAGAGGGCGTTATGGCTAAGATAAGCATTACAAAGGGCAGGGAAAGCACCGAGATAACAGACCCGAAAGCCTTTGTGGAGTGGGCAAAGGTCAATGATGACAGCCTGCTGAAATACAAAGATCCTGACATAAGCAAGACGGCTGTCAAGGCGGCTATCGAGGCAGGCAGAGAGATCCCCTATGCGGCAGTTGTCCGCAGACCGGGGCTGACCATAAGATAAGGAGGAAAAGAGAATGGGACTTGCGATACTTGTATTAGGCTTTTCAGGAAGCGGCAAATCTGCTTCCCTGAGAAATTTCAAAGAGGACGAGCTTGCACTTGTGAACGTGAACGGAAAACAGCTTCCGTTTCGCACACAGTTTAAGTCAACGATACATACCGACAATTACGGTGAGATAGAACGCTTTATGAAAGCTCAGACGGCAAAGTCCATAGCCGTTGACGATAGTCAGTATCTTATGGTGAACGAGTTTATGCGCCGCGCAAAGGAAACGGGCTATCAGAAGTTCACTGACATTGCAAAGAATTTCTGGGAGCTTGTGAGAAGCGTTGAAATGCTTCCGGAGGACGTTATCGTGTATTTTCTCAATCACCTTGATACAGGCGAGGACGGCAGGCAGAAAGCTAAAACTATCGGCAAGCTGCTTGATGAGAAGATAACTGTCGAGGGTATGTTCACAACTGTGCTTAAAACTGTTGTGGTTGACGGCAAGTATCTTTTTGCCACTCAGACGGACGGCACTGACACCTGCAAAAGTCCTATCGGGCTGTTCGACAGTATGTACATAAGCAACGATCTGAAACTTGTTGATGAAGCGCTGAGAACATACTATCATCTTGCAGACGAGCATATCTGCTCAGAGTGCGGAAAGACGATAATGTCAGACGGCAAGCGCACTGTTCAGCAGATAATAGACGGCTCGATGAAGAATTACGGCAAACAGCTTTGCATGAAATGCGTTCTGAAAAGGGTAAAGGCGGCGAAGTCCAATGAAGCTGAGAGCGTATCAGAATGAGCTGGTGGAGCAGGTAAGGCAGGCTTGGCGTGCAGGGTATAAAGCACCCTGCATAGTCCTGCCCTGCGGTGGAGGAAAGTCCTGCATAGTTGCTGAAATGGCTAGGCGAACGACCTTTAACGGCAAGAGAGTGCTTTTTCTCGTCCACAGACGTGAGCTTGTGGAGCAGATAAAAAAGACTTTTATTCGCTGGGGCGTTGATATGAGGCTCTGCGAGGTGGGTATGGTGCAGACTATTACAAGACGGCTTAAAAAGCTTGCCAGACCTGCACTTATCATAACTGACGAAAATCATCACAGCCTTGCTCAGTCCTACAAACGCATATACGAATACTTTTCGGACGTGCCGAGAGTGGGCGTTACAGCGACCCCTGTCCGCCTTAATGGTGACGGGCTTGGTGACGTGAACGACAAGCTTATCGTTGGCGTATCCGCAAAATGGCTTATTGATAACAACTGTCTTGCACCTTATGACTACTATGCTCCTGACGTTGCCGACCTTACAGGACTTCACGTTTCTCACGGGGAATATATGGCGGCTGAGATAGAAAAAGCTATGGTGAAAAATACTGTTTTCGGCGACGTCATAAAGTATTACAAACAGTTAGCAAATGGCAAAAAAGCGGTATGCTACTGTGCGTCAGTAAGACATTCTCAGCGGACGGCAGATGTGTTTAATGAAAACGGCATAAAGGCGGCTCATATCGACGGCTCGACCCCAAAGGCAGAACGTGACAGCATTATCGGAGCTTTCCGCAGGGGAGATATAACTGTGCTGTGCAACGTTGACCTTATCTCCGAGGGCTTTGACGTTCCTGACTGCGAGTGTGCCATACTCCTGCGACCCACCAAGAGCCTTACTCTTTACATTCAGCAGGCTATGAGATGTATGCGTTATCGTCCAAATAAAAGAGCCGTCATAATTGACCACGTTGGCAACTATGCAAGGTTTGGTATGCCTGACGATGACAGGCAGTGGAGCTTGGAGAAAAAGCCGAAAGCTCAGCATAAAAAGCAGGAGCAGAGCGACAAGGTGAAACAATGCCCCGAATGTTTCTATACTTTCTCTGCTCCTCCTGCGGGGGTGAAAGTATGCTGTCCTCATTGCGGATATGAGTTCCCCTCAGCCGAGAGAAAGCTTGAAACAGACAGCAGCGTGGGGCTTGTAAAGGTGGAGGGATTTAAGCTTGACTTTTCAAGTCCTGCCGATTGTCATACCTATCCCGAACTTTTGCAGTATGCGAAAAGTCACGGTTACAAATCAGGCTGGGCGTATTATCAGGCAAGGCAAAGGGGGCTTATAGGTTGACGGAAGAACACAGGATACAAAACGAGATACGCTGTGCGGTATCGCCCTACTGCACTGTCTTTCGTGTGAACGTGGGCGAGGGCAGGACAGTTGACGGCAGATATTTCACCACAGGTGTGCCGAAAGGTTTTTCAGACCTGTTCGGCGTAAGGCATAAGGACGGCAGAGCTGTCTTTATCGAAGTCAAAACAAAGTCGGGGCGAGTTCGTCCTGAGCAGAAGAATTTTATAACAAAAATGCGTGAGTGCGGAGCATTGGCAGGCATATGCCGCTCAGCAGAGGACGCAGTAAATTTATTAACGGAGGAATAAAAAATGGGATTTAAGTCAAATCAATCAGAGGCATTTCAGAACGGATTAAAGCCTGAGGGCGATTACGAGTGCATCATAACCGCTATCGAGGAACGCACAACAAAGAAAGGCTCGGTGGGTCTTAACTTCACTCTCGTCATCAGAAATGACGTGCAGGGGCAGAAATACGGCAACTCCTGCCTGTTTCACACCATATGGAAAAAGCACGAGCCTAACGAGAACGATATGCAGGTGGAGGGCTACAACTTTGCTCAGCTTATGGCAATGGGCAAGGCGGCTAAGCTTCCTGACGGCAAGGAGTATGACAGCCTTAAAGCATACTGCACCGACCTGCTGAACAAGTGCATAAGGGTAGATCTCACGCACGAGGAATGGAACGGCAAGGAGCAGGAACGCATTAATTTTGTCAACCCTACAAAGTATCCTGAGTGCAAGCATAAGTTCAAATCCTCTGCGCCAACGGCGGACAGCTTTGCGACTAAGCAGACGGGCTTTGCAACGCCTAAGACAAATACGCAGGCTGACAGTGCCATAGGCTCTCTTGAAGATTTTGAGGACGTGCTTACAGATGACGGCGTGCCGTTCTGACTTCTGAGAAAAACGAAAAGTCATGGTACTTTTGCATAAAAACGCAGATGATATTTTGTGCAAACAAATGATTTATATTTTAATTTGGCAACATTTCTGCAATTGTTGCATTTTTAATGCAACTTTTTGGACGTTTTTCGGGGATAAGTGAAAGGCTTTGACTTTTCAAAATTTATGTTAGGAGTTGGATATATGTACGAACAAATACCGCAGGAGCTTAAAGCCCTGCCAAACTGGATATGCTGGGACGCTGTGCCAGATGAAAAGAGAGGGAAGATAAAGAAAGTGCCGATAAACGCACTTACAGGCGGAGGGGCTATGTCAAATAACCCCTCTACTTGGTGCGATTTCGATACGGCTGTGAGAGCCTCAGAAAAACATTCGGGCATAGGATTTATGTTCGGTGGCTGTCCATATTTCGGTGTTGACATTGACGGCAAAGAGGAGGAGCTTGAGGCATACCAAAGGGGAGAGAACGGCAACATCATATCTGAATTTATCTCCACCCTGCAAAGCTATGCTGAAATATCTCAATCGGGCAAGGGCATACATATCATATGCAGAGGAACGCTCCCGAAGCGTGGCAGACGTAAAGGCTCAGTTGAGATGTATGAGGACGGCAGATTCTTCGTTATGACAGGCAACTCCTGCTCAGAATATGAGGGTATCGCAGAGTGTTCCGACAGCATAAAGCCATTGCACGAAAAGTATATAGGCGGCGGTCACGAGCCTGTGGCAAAGGCTGTTCCTGCTGTCAGACTTGACACCGCAGACCAGATAATCAAAGCGGCGGCAGGTGCAAAGAACGGAGGAAAATTTGTTTCCCTCTACAGTGGAAGAACCGCAGGATATACCTCGCAGAGTGAAGCTGATATGGCGTTCTGCTCAATGCTTGCCTTCTGGACAGGCTGTGACGCAGAGAAGATGGATATGATATTCCGTTCCTCAGGTCTTATGCGTGAAAAATGGGACAGGGCGCAAAGCGGTTCGACCTACGGAGCACTCACCATTCAGAAAGCTATTGCAGATTGCGACAAGACCTATTCGCCAAAGTTCGCAGGGGGATTTTCTCTTAACTTCAAGTCACCCTCTGAGCCGATTTCTGTGGGCGCTGTGGAGCAGGAAGAAACCAAACCAAGACTTTATTCATTTGACGATACGGGCAACGCAGAACGTTTTGTTGACCTTTTTGGCGAGCAGGTGAGATACTGTTATACAGACAAACGCTGGCTTTGGTATGACGGCAGAAAGTGGTGTACCGATATGACAGGCACAGTTAAACGTCTTGCTGATAAGGCTGTGGCTTGTATGGCGGCAGAGGCAAAGGTGTACGCTCAGCTTGACGCAGACGAGGGAACGGATATGGCAAAGGCTTTTGAAAAGCATATGAAGTCCTGCCGTTCTAACAAATCAAAGAACGCCATGCTAAGTGAGGTCATGCACCACGTTCCTGTTCTGCCGGCTCAAATGGACAGATTTAAAACTGTTCTCAATACCCCGGGTGGAGTTATCGACCTGCGAAGTGGCGGCATATCTCCTCACGACCCTATGACATATCTGACGAAAATGACAGCCGTTGAGTATTCAGAGAATGCCGATTGCCCTCGCTGGCTTGCCTTTCTTGACGACATTTTCAGAGGGGATAAAGACCTTATCAGATACGTTCAGAAAGCTGTGGGATATTCCCTGACTGGCTCGACCACCGAGCAATGTGCGTTCTTTCTATACGGAACAGGACGAAACGGCAAGTCAACTTTCATTGATATCATAAGGGATATTTTCGGGGACTATGCGGCAAATATCCAGCCTGAAACTATTATGGTGCGCAGTAATCAGAGCACCGCCATAAACAGCGATATTGCAAGGCTCAAAGGAGCAAGGCTGGTGACCTCAGTTGAGCCTAACGAGGGCGTTCGTATCAACGAGGGTCTGCTCAAGCAGCTTACAGGCGACGATACTGTTACCGCAAGAAAGCTTTACGGCGACGAGTTCGAGTTCAAGCCTGAGTTCAAGCTTTGGATGGCGACAAACCATAAGCCTGTCATCAGAGGAACGGATACGGGCATATGGCGCAGGATACATATGATACCCTTCACTGTGCAGATACCCGAAGAAAAGATAGACCGCAGGCTGAAATACAAGCTGTCGGCGGAGCTTACGGGCATATTCCGCTGGGCAGTCGAGGGCTGTCTGCTGTGGCAGAAAGAGGGGCTTAAAATGCCTCGTGCCGTCCTTGAAGAAGTGAGGGAGTACCGCCGTGAAATGGATGTTATCTCTGCATTTGTTGAGGATAAGTGTACTGTGGGCAAGGGTCTGAGCGTGCAATCAAGTGCATTGTATGCCGCTTATCTCAGGTGGGCAGACAGCGGCAATGAGTATAAAATGTCGAATACCAAGTTTGGGTTAGAAATAGCCAAAAGATTTGAAAAAGTAAAAGGCAGAAAGTATAACTATTACTCAGGTCTTACGCTTGACGAACAAATATAGGTGGAGGGTTTACTCTTTTGTGGTGGGTTTCAGGGTTTTTCTAACCTTTTGTATTAGAAAAATAAAAGAATATATATAAAGAAAGAGTTCTTGAAAAACAGCACAAACCTACCACGACCCTCCACAAAAGGGGGTATCAACTATAAAGATAGATTTCAAAAGAATGTCACAAGAAGAATTTGCACGATATGAAGATATGGCGATAGACGGCAGGCTCATCTATGACGAATATCCTGCTGAGGAATATAAGTATTTCTCGCAGTTATCAAGACTTGGCTACAAGAACAGGCATGAGGGCTGGTCAAAAGAGATATGCGAGGACAAGCAGGCGGAATACAAGCGGGAATATCTTCACAGCAAGGAGCGAAACGGCAGGTTTTTCAGGCAAGCCTGCATAATGCAGGAGAATATCCGCAGAGGGCAGACAACAGTCTGGAAGATAAACAAAACGCAGGACAGGGAAGAAAAGCTCACATACGCATTGCAGGCACTGGAGCTGATACTCTGCGACGAGGGGCTTGCGAAACATAACGGCGTAAACATACCCGAATATGCAGGCTGTGAATACTGCAATGGAGTAACAGAGTGGAGCGAAAAGCTTGGTGCAGACGGCAAGGAAGTCCGCTTTGAGTTCTGTCCTGTTTGCGGAAGAATGATTGAGGAGGGATAAAGGTTGACAATACAAGAAAAGATATCACGCTATCAGCTGATACCAAAGCTGATAGCCAATCTTGAAGAAAACAGGGCAAGGATACTGAATGGGAAAGCCGTATGCTATGACAAGAATGACAGTTCGGCAGGAACGCCCGGCAACACGGCTGAAAGTTCAATGCTGAGTTATGCCTGCAAGGGTGAGAAACAAAAGGAGCTGAGCGAAGAGCGTGCAAGGCTCACGCAGGAGATACAGTCTGAGATAGACGAAATGTTCTGCAATGAGGAAGCTGAAACCATAGATACCGCAAGGATAATCAAGCTGTATTTCATCAACGGCATATCGGTGAAGAAGATAGCTCACAACTATATTTTCAGAGATTACAAAACTGTGCTGAGAATGTTTCACAATGGGTGCGAGAAATTAAATATACCACACAAGACCACTCAATACCACTTGCAGGAACGCACATAGTATGATATCATTACAATAGCCAATAAGGCAAGCAAACATTTGCGGACCTCCATAAAAAAGTCCGACGGGGCGAAAGCTCCGTATGCAGGTCGAGAGCGAGCCACCGCTCAGATCTGCTCCACCATTTACAAAACTCCTTATAATATATTTGCGAGAGGCACTCCTATGGGGTGCCTTTTGCGTTGCACGGAGGTATACAATGCCAGTACCAAGACCAGATCGAAACGGCTCACATCAAACACAGTTCCGTATCAACAAGAAAAAGATATATGCTACCCAAACAGTCTGCGGTATCTGTGGAAAACCTGTTGATTTTTCCTTGAAGTATCCACACCCACTGTCAGCTTGCATAGATCATATCATACCCATAGCAAAAGGCGGTCACCCCTCAGCCCTTGAAAACCTACAGCTTGCTCATTGGTGTTGCAATCGTCAGAAATCTGATAAATTGGTAGAAAAACAGGTGTTTGACCAAAAGGTAGAAGCCGTATCCAACCGTGTTTTACCGCAAACTTTTGATTGGAAGTCGATTTAAACACGAATTTCCACGAAATTTCCAATTTTTTTGAGCATATGGGGGCATACCACCCCCTTTGAGGGGCAATTTCACGTTCACGCCTTCATTGTGTAAATATCTCGCAGAATTTTAAACAGGAGCAAAAATATGACAAACGAAATATACGGAATTGACTATCTGCGACGCAGACTTGCCGATAAACAAACACGAGTGCTATTGAGATATAAGTACTACGAAATGAAAAATAACGCACAGGACTTTTCGAGCCTTGCTCCCGAAAAATTCAAGGGGCTAAAAGAAACTGTCGGTTGGTGTGCGAAAGCAGTCGATAGCCTTGCTGACCGCTTGCAGTTCGATGAATTTCAAAATGATGAATTTGATCTGAGCGAAATATTCTTGTCAAACAATCAGGATATACTCATTGACTCTGCGGTGCTTTCGGCTCTTATCTCAGCGTGTTCTTTCGTCTATATCCGAGAAGATAACGGCTATCCTCGCCTGCAGGTAATTGACGGCTCAAATGCCACTGGTATCATTGACCCTGTGACAAATCTGCTTACCGAGGGCTATGCAGTGCTTGAGCGTGACAGCATGGGTGTTGTAAAGACAGAGGCTTATTTCATGGCAGGCATGACGGAAATATACTCCCATGGTGTGCTTGTTCAGCGTATACCAAACGCTGCACCATATGCACTGCTCGTGCCGATAATATATCGTCCTGACGCAAAGCGTCCGTTCGGTCACAGCCGTATTTCAAGAGCCTGCATAGCCTATACGCAGACAGCTCTCAGAACTATAAAACGCTCTGAGGTGTCGGCTGAATTTTACAGCTTTCCTCAAAAATATGTGCTTGGATTATCTGAGGACGCAGAGTTCAATAACCGCCTTGCTACGATATCCTCTTTTCTGAATTTCACGAAAGACGGCGACGGCGATCACCCCATTGTAGGACAGTTTCAACAGCAATCAATGACGCCATATACTGAACAGCTGAGAACACTTGCAAGCCTGTTCGCAGGAGAAACAGGACTGACCCTTGATGACTTGGGCTTTGCCACCGAAAACCCCTCCAGCGCAGAGGCTATCAAGGCAGGTCATGAAAACCTACGATTAACGGCACGCAAGGCACAGAGGACGTTCGGAACAGGTCTGCTCAATGTGGGCTATCTTGCCGTTTGTATCCGTGACAGATACGCATATCAAAGAGATGCGTTCAGAGATACAAAAGTCGCATGGCTGCCTATCTTCGAGCCTGACGCTGCGGCACTCTCGGGTGTGGGCGACGCTATCTTGAAGATAAACCAGGCTGTGCCTGACTATCTTGGTGCAAGAAACATAAAGGCTCTCACAGGTATGGAGAGTGACGGCAAATGAGCGCACTTTCAGACAAAATAAAAAGCGACCTTGTCAAGCTTTCAAAAAGCGACAAACATTTGCAGAGCATTATAAAAAGGCTTGAAAGCGGTAAAGCAAACCTCACTGATGTTGATGACTTCGCACAGGCAACAGGAACTGTGCTGAAAAAAGTCTTTGAAAAAAGCATAACCGAAAGCCCAAAGGCTTTTACAGATGAACAGCTTATTGCTGAGATACTCGGTGATATATTCGGTGATAACTACGATCTTATAAACTCTGTGGCTGAGAATATCCAAAAGCAGCTTGATAAGGCGGCAGGCATAGGCATAAAGCCACAAAGAGCAGATTTCCCCTCTGAGAGGATAGAAAATCTTGCAAAAGTAACTGCTCAAAAGGACCTTACCGACAAGACGGCACTAAGCGAGTTCACTGCGTCAGTTGAGAACATAAACGGCTCTATTTTCACCGATTATGTCAAAACAAATGCTGACTTTCGCAGTAAGGCAGGACTTAAAGTCTACGTTATCCGTTCAGACCACAGCAAGTGCTGCGCATGGTGTTCAAAGCTTGCAGGAAAGTACGTCTATCCTGATGTTCCAAAGGACGTGTGGCGGCGGCATAAGCGCTGCACCTGTGAGATAACCTACGTCAATGAAAAGGCAGGCACATATGATCAAATAAGCTATTCAGACGTTCAAAACGGCAAAGAGATCGAAACACGCAAGCAGGTCACAAGGCTCACACCTGAGCAGGCGAGAGCTAAGGAAAAAGAAGTGCTGAAAAGGCTTGACAAACGTGGCGTAAGTGGTATAATGAAGGAAAATAGCAGTATGGCTAAATTCATTCCTGCTGATACCATTGAAAATGCCAAGGAATATACACTAAAATTTGCCGATAAAGTTAACGTGAAAAATGTCAAAAATCTCAATTCACTTAATACGGTGAATAAAACATTAACTGACTTAACTGCAAAATACCCCGTTGATAAGTTACAAGATATAAATTGTTCGTCAACACTAAAAAAAGCAAACGCTCGAGCAAATGGTGGAGGCTTGGATATAAGCACTAAATATCTTAACGAACCACCAGCAATGGTTACCGATTGGAAAACAAGGAATGAGAAATTTGCCAAGCTTATTCCTGAATATCAAGCAGCAATAAGCAGTGGCAAATATAGTGCTGCACAGGTCAGAAAATTAAAGAAAGACCTTGCTCAAATAGAAGAAGGCATAAAATATAGCCGGTGGAGTATGTCAAGTACATTCAGTGGCACAAATGCGGTAAAAGCAACAGTAGCACATGAATATGGGCACATTATTGCAGATCAATATTTCGGACAAATTAACAGAGGTCTGTATTGTAAAAATTATGGTGATCCAAGAAGTGTGAAAATAAAAAGCATGGTTGATGATGCTTTTCGCAAGGCAAAGCAGACAGGCGATATTTATAGCATTTCGCAGTATGCAAGCACGGACAGTCACGAGTTTTTTGCAGAATGTTTTTGTGCACATTACCACGGAGAAGAATTTCCTGATTATATTGAGCAAATGTTAAAGGAGGCATTGACAAAATGAAACAATGTAAAAATTGCATTTCTTATGATGCTGAAATGGAAGCACTTCGTCAAAGCGGCGATGATGTTATTATTGTCGGGCATGAAAATGACGAAGAAAAAAATTATTGTTTCACATATCCAGAGGGCATACCGTTAGAAATAGCAAAAGACAGGTGTGCTTGTGAATTAAAAATTTCTAAAGAAGATTTTAAAAACAATAATGCTTGACCGCTCCGCTACGGCGAGGCGGTATTTTTATATCCAAAATCAGAAAGGACGGATATTATGGACTGGGAAGAAAGGCTGAAAGAAGAATATTCAGAGGTGAAAGAACGCTATGAAAAGCTTAAAGCATACAACACCAAGCTGAAGGTTAAACTTTGCACTAGCAGACGTGTAGACATTTCGGCGGCGGATAGTTACAGGTGTGATTTGCTAAGAGCTCAGTAAAGAACAATGGGTGAATATCTTCATCTTCTCGAACTCAGAGCAGAACTTGAAGGCATTGAGCTGCAATCAAACATCGGGATAAAGCACCTTAGCGGGTGCTTTTTTAGTACCCGAAAAAGGAGGTAATTCCCTATTGAGGATAAGAGAGTCGGCAGGCAGACCCCCACCACAGCCCTTGTCCTGCCTTATGAGCAGACTAAGGGCAACGAGGCTGTAGAGTTATATAACAGCACAGGCAGGACTGCTCAGGAATGGCAGGAAATACAGCTCTACGACATCATGGCTATTAATGACGAAGGCTTGTGGACACATATGAAATACGGCTACAGCGTGCCAAGACGTAACGGAAAATCTGAAATACTTATAATGCGTGCTCTCTGGGGACTTATCCACGGAGAGCGTGTTCTTTATACGGCACACAGAACGACCACCTCTCACAACGCATGGGAAAAGGTCATTGAACGTCTTGCAAAGGCAGGATATACCGAAAAAGAGGACTTCAAGACCACAAAACAGTTTGGCCTTGAACGTATCAAGTGGCTCAAAGGCGACGGAATTATCAACTTCCGTACACGTTCCAGCAAAGGCGGACTTGGCGAGGGCTATGACCTGCTCGTTATAGACGAGGCTCAGGAGTACACGGCTGACCAAGAAAGTGCATTGAAATACGTTGTTACCGATTCTGCAAACCCTCAGACACTGATGTGCGGCACTCCTCCCACTGCGGTATCATCTGGAACTGTGTTCTATCAGTATCGCCGTGACACTCTGAGTGGAACTAATGTTGACAGCGGCTGGGCAGAGTGGAGCATATCTGAAATGGCTGACGCACATGACCCTGAACTTTGGTACGAAACAAATCCCTCACTCGGCACGATATTAACCGAGCGTACGATACGTTCAGAGCTTGGCAAAGACCAGACAGACGATAATATCCAGCGTTTAGGACTGTGGTTAAGATACAATCAGAAGTCTGCCATAAGCCGAGAGGAATGGCATAACTATCAGCTCGATACAGTGCCCACGCTTTCAGGCACGCCTGAACTGTTCTTCGGCGTTAAGTATGCGAGATATACGGCAAACGTTTCTCTTGCAGTTGCAGTTAAAACTTCTGACGGCAAAATATTCGTTGAAGCCATTGACTGCCGCCCTGTGCGAGAGGGGAACGGCTGGATAATCTCATATCTCAGAAATCCTCACGCAAGGCAAGTGACCATAGACGGTGCAAACGGACAGGCTGTGCTTGAAAGTGATATGAAAGACGCAGGAGTTAAGTGTAAGGCTGTGCTGCCAAAGGTGTCAGAGGTGGTGCAGGCGTCAGCTCAGTTTGAGCAAAGTCTGTTTGCTGATAAGATATGCCACGCAGAACAACCTGCGCTTGAGCAGGCTGTTTCAAACTGTGAACACAGAGCCATAGGCTCAGGCGGAGGTTTCGGTTACAGCTCTATTATGGAGGGTGCTGACATTTCGCTGTTAGAGTCGGTGGTGCTTGCACATTGGAGCTGTGCGAACGCTAAAGAAAAGAAAAAGCAAAAGATAAGCTACTGATATTTGAAAGGAATGATATTATGGCAGAAGAATTTGAGCCTGTCACAACGCAGGAACAGCTTGACAAGATCGTAAATGCCAAGCTGGAGGAAAACACAAATGCTGTCACAAAGCAGTTCGAGGGATATGTTTCCCCTGCTGATATGGCAGAAAAGGTCAAGGGCTATGAAACCACTATAGCAGACCTTACGGCAAAGGGCAAGGCGGCTGAACAGAACCTTTTCAGGGTGAGAGCCGCACAGGAGTACGGACTTCCTGCGGAGCTTTCTGACAGGCTCAGCGGTGAGGACGAGAAGTCTATAAGAGCCGATGCAGAAAAGATGTCAAAATATTTCAAGACATCACACAACGCCCCTGATTTCAGAGCAGAGGGCGACCCAAGCAAAAACAGTGCGGAAAACGCACTTAGAAGAACACTTGAAAAGCTGAAAGGAGAATAATCATGGCAGAAACAATTAAGAGAGGCACACTTCTTGAGCCTGAAACAGTAACAAGCATTTTTTCAACAGTAAAGGGTCATTCCTCCCTTGCAAAGCTCAGCGGCAGAGATCCTGTATCTTTTAACGGCAACGACTATTTCGTTTTCTCTATGGACGATGAGGCGGACGTTATCGGTGAAAGCGAGGCTAAATCCGCAGGCAGTGCTAAGCTCGGCAAGGTAACAATGCGTCCGCTCAAGATCGAATACGGCGCACGCTTCAGTGACGAGTTCATCTATGGAACAGACGAGAAAAAGCTTGAAGTCATCAAGTCTTTTGCAGAGGGCGCAGCTATCAAATTCGCTCGTGCGATCGACATTCTCGGCTTCCACGGAATAAACCCGAGAAAAAAGACAGTTGTTGCAGCTCTCGGCGATAACTATATCGACAAGGCAGTTGCCGACAACACCGCAAAGGTAGACTTTGACAGCGCAGACCCTGAAAGCAACCTCGAAGATGCAGTTGCTAAGCTTGGCGACTACAACGTTACAGGCTTTGCGTTCTCAAAGGAGTTTGCCTCTTCTCTTGCAAAACTCAAGGTCAACGGCGTAAAGCAGTATCCAGAGTTTGCTCTCGGTGCAAACCCGGGCAGCCTTAACGGCACAGCCTGCGATGTAAATTCCACCGTAAACTTTAATAAGGGTACAGACAGGGCTATCGTAGGCGACTTTGCAAGAGCTTTCAAGTGGGGCTACGCAAAGGAGCTGCCCCTTGAAGTTATCCAGTACGGCGACCCTGATAACTCAGGCAGAGATCTGAAAGGACACAATGAGGTGTATCTCAGAACAGAGGCTTATATCGGCTTTGCTATCCTTGACCCTAAGGCATTTGCAGCCGTTCAGGCCGTTCAGGCAACAGAATGAGCAGCGTTTATGCCACTATCGACGACATAGCAGTATACGGACGAAAGCTTACATCACAGGAGCAGCAGGCGGCGGATAGTCTTATCGAGACCGCCTGCGCAAAGCTTCGTGTTATAGGCAAGCGTTACGGCGTTGATGTCAATGCCCTTGTGACAAGTGATGAAGACTATGCGTTGACAGTAAAGGCGATAATCTCAAAGGCTGTTGTGAGAAGTCTTGACTGTTCGGCTGATAATGCACCACCTGCTGTGCAGGCATCTCAGGCAGCTATGGGCTATTCGGTGTCAATGACTTATCTCAATTCAGGACAATCTTTATATTTTCTCAAAAACGAATTGAAAGAGCTTGGTATCATTCGTCAGAGGTGGGGAGCTATGGAGGTATATGACTATGAGAACAATGATAAAGGGAATTTCGGTGAAGCTTAAAGTGCAAACGCAGACAGGCGTTGACGGCTTTGGCAGATCAACTTATGAGGATAGCTGGGAGCTTGTTGACAACGTTTTGGTGGGTGAACCCTCAGCTGAGGACATCACGAACGAGCTGAACCTTTCGGGCAAGCGGTTAGCCTACACCCTTGCTATACCAAAAGGCGACACTCACGTTTGGGAGAACACCGAAGTTGAATTTTTCGGCAGGAAATTTTGCACCATAGGTTTCCCTACTGAGGGCATTGAAGAAAACCTGCCCCTCAGCTGGAACAAGAAAGTCAAGGTGGAACTGTATGGGTAAAGTGAAGATAGTTCTTGACCGCAAGGCAGTAAGGCAAATGCTGCGTTCAAAAGAGGCTGAGAACATATGCCGTGAGTTTGCCGACAAAGCGGCACAGCGGCTGGGTGACGGCTACGAGGTGTCCACCTATTCAGGTAAAAAGCGTGTGAACGCAAGCATAAAGGCTGTGACCTACAAGGCGAGAAAGGAAACAAAGCAGGACAATGCCATATTAAAGGCGGTGCTGAGAAAATGATAGAAGAAGTTATACTGGACTATCTGAGCAAGAGCCTTGACGTTCCTGTGTTTATGGAAGAGCCTGCAAAGCCGCCGCAGAAGTATATCATCATCGACAAGCTTGGCTCGTCTGAGAAAAACAGACTATCTTCGGCGACCCTCGCCGTGCAGTCATACGGCGGCAGCCTTTACGAGGCGGCAAGGCTCAATCACACCGTCAAGACAGCTATGCGCGACGCTGTAACTCTTGATGACGTCATATCCTGCAAGCTGAACAGCGACTACAACTACACCGATGAGGAAACAAAGCGATACCGCTATCAGGCAGTATTCGACATACGATATTACGAAAAGGAGAGATAACAATGTCAAACACCAACAATGCAAACAACGTTACCGCAGGCAAGCCTAAGATAGGCGGTGCGGTATATCGTGCACCTAAAGGCACAACGCTGCCGACAGACGCAACATTGGCTCTTGCAGCGGAGTTCAAGTGCCTTGGCTATTGCTCAGAGGACGGACTTTCAAACGGTAATGACCGCTCAAACAGCAACGTAGCAGCCTGGGGCGGAGATGTAGTGCTCAATATGACCAACGCAGGCAGTGACACATTCACGCTGACGCTCATCGAAACGCTCAACGAGGAAGTGCTCAAAACTGTCTACGGCTCTGATAACGTCACAACTGCACTTGAGGGCAAGGACATAACAGTTGCCGTGAACGGCGGCTCTGACGAGGAGAGCGTGTATGTTTTCGAGCTTATCCTCAAGGACGGAGCTTTAAAGCGTATCGTAGTCCCTTGTGCCTCTGTAACGGCTCTGGGCGAGATCAAGTATATAGACACTGACGCAGTGGGCTATAACATCACGCTGACAGCCGTCAACGACAGCAAGGGCAACTCACACTATGAGTACATTCACCTGAAATCTGAGTAACAGGAGGAAGATCATATGCTTAAAGGTATCACAAAAAGCGGTTTTGACTATGAGATAGAGGATAAGGCTCTTGACAACTGGGAGCTGCTTGAATCACTTGTGGCGATAGATGAGGGCGACACTGCCGCTGTCATCAAGGTGGCAAGACAGCTCCTTTCCAAGGCACAGCTCGACAGCCTCAAAGAGCATTGCAGAGATATAGACACAGGAATAGTGTCAAGAAACAAGATGCTTGCAGAGATCGCCGATATACTGAAAGGCGAAGGCTCAGAGGGCGACAAAACAAAAAACGCCTGAGGGCTGTCTGCGGACTTGCCCATATGATATGCCGTGATGAGATGTCGCTTGCCTGCGATCTCGCAGAGGTCTATCACCTGTCTCTTATACACATCTCCGAGCCCACGAGACACTCGCTAATCT